TCACTGATTTAGGTATTTTTCGAATTGTTGATGGTTTTCTTTCTTTTTTGCTGGGGAGATTTCAGCATAAATTTGAGTGGTTGAAATGTCTTTATGCCCAAGATCATCTTTGATGTCATCAAGGCTTAATCCTGCCTCACGCATTAAAACGGCATGCGTGTGTCTTAAATCATGGATACGGATGTGAGGAAGACCAGCCCGATTGGTGATGCGATTAAAAGCACCGGTAGTTGCTCGAGATCGGAGCGGTTGTCCAAACTTGGCATCAGACGAATAGGTGAAGACAAAATCGTTATTGTGGCTAGTAGAAAACCGAAAACCTTGTACATTGCCGTGACTGAAATGGCGCTCATATTGTTGTTGAAGAAGATCATTTACTCGAGCGGTCATGTATTCGGTTCTCTTAGAGCTTAATGTTTTGGGACGATCAAGCGCTATTTTGCCAGTGTTTGATCCAGTTTCAGCACGATAGATTCGTGTTGCATTGACTGATAAGGTATTTTTATTGAAGTCAATGTCTGACCAGCGAAGAGCCATGGCTTCACCCACACGAAGCCCGCAGTCAATCAGCGTCACAAAGAATGATAGCCACATGGGCTCTTTATCTTCTTCAGCGGCTTCTATAAAAGATCCAACTTGATCTTTTGACCAAAAGTGAAGTTTTTTTGAATTGTCTTTAGCATACGCACTGAACTCGACACCAACGGTAGGGTTTTTAGTAATGTAACCAATTGCAACGGCTTTTTTTAATGCATTGTGCAACGTTCCATTGATGAGCTTTACTGTGTTAAGAGACAAGCCATCATTGAATAGACTGCTGATGAACTCCTGATGTTCCTTAAGCGTGTATTTGGCTAGTCGAATATCCCCAATTTTTGGGATGATGTATTTCTTAAGATTATATCGATAGATAATCATGGATCCCTCTTTGACATTAACCTTAAGCTTAGTGATCCACTGATTGAGATAATCAGCCATTAAAATTCTTTCAGTTTGGTAGTGAGAGTGGCCTCTGATTATTTCGGCCTCAGCTAAAGTTGCTTCTTGCTGGGCTATTTTTTCGGTTGGAAAACCGCGCCGATGAATTTTTATTTCTTTTCCTGTCTGAGGATCAACACCAGCGAATATATAGAATTCCCAGGCCTTTTTGCCATCTTTTAGTTTATATGAGCTAATTGATGCCATGATATCGCACCCCTTTTGAACTCTTAGAGTTTGTAATTCAAACGTATGTTCGTTTTGCTCTTAAAATAAAAGCCCCAAGGAGGGCTCTTATTTTGGATTTTTAATTGTTAGAAGAGATTTGTGTTCTGTTACTTAATGCTATTCATTATGAGGCTGAAGATCCAGCCAACAGCTGCAACTCCAGCAATTGTGGTACCAATAAGCCAAATAACCGCTTGCAACTTTGCCTTAGTGATCTTTGAATCAATGCTTTTGTCAAGTTCATCAAAACGTGAATCGATACGTTTTACTTTTCGCTTAAGCTGTTTTTTAGTCGCGTATTTTTTTGCTCCATCCATTGGTGGCTCACCTCCGCCAGTTGTATTTGGCTTAAGTGTATCATGTTTTTGCATTGAATACGGATCAGCAGGATTTTTAATTGGAGTTCCATTGATTGGTATAACATTTTGCTTAACCATTGCTGTCAATCACCTCAGTTCTAGTTCGGAACAGAACACCATTCTTTAGTGAGTCATAAATACGCGGATCTTCAGGCGTATAAATTGACCAAGCTAATTCAATCCCAACAAATTGATTAGTAGGGTCGCCGTTTCTTAGATGGTTTAGTGGAATATTGAAATGAAAGTTTGCCTGAAGTGGTTCAAAAGTGTGCCCATCATTAACTTCAATCATAGACTGAGCGGCAGCCATAGGTGATATAGGATAATCTAATCTAATATTGTAAATCGTAGCGAAAATGTTAAAGGTAGGGATAACTCCATCAATGATGAAATTACACGCGAGTTCAAAATTAACAAAATTTTCAAAGGGCTCAAGTTGATAAACAGTCTCATTTGGATTGCGTCTAGGTTGCGAAATTTTAAATCCTACTAAATTGCACGGATTTAAATTAAAACGATCTTTTATCAATAGAATTCACCTCCAGACCTTCTGCGGAAGGCTATTTCTTTGTCTGAAAACTAGCCCCCTTTATGGGGTCGAATTATTGCATCTTTCTAACCATCATCATGAGCACGCCGATAATGATAAAAACGGCTGCCCACCACAGGCTGCTTCCGGGTTTGTCTGGGTCAAGGAGCCAATGTACCCAATGATGCCTGTGGCCAAACAGGGCGAAGTAGACGCCTATAAGAACAATGATGAGGCCAATGAAGTGTGCCTCACTTAATGTATCTGGACCATTCATAAGTGCATCTCCAAGAACTGAGCTTAGATTTCGTTTAGCTTACTGAACTCGATGTCATTGTTGTATCTGATCTTGACGGTTAGTGGGGTGCAACGAATGATGACGGGGCGATCATACTGTAACGATTTTTGAAAAGAATTGAGGTTCTCTGTAAAGTTTGGTAAGACCTCCTCAGCAGTCAATACAGCTGCTTTTGCACGTAATAGCAGCGATGAGTGGTGTAGCTCATTGAAACAGTAAACAGCGAGCACAGGCTTTTCTAGAACATTGTGAATGGTAGTAGTGTCTCGATCAGTGTAAAAAAGGATCTCTTTAAGCGATCGGTGTGATTTAAGTGGTGTCAGCGAAACTATATTAGGGAAACCGGTATCGGTATCAAGCGTAGCTACCTGCATAACGGTACACTCTCTTAACAGTATATCGGCCTGCCTGATCGTAGAATTTGCCATAAGTAAGACTCCTGTCTTAACTATTAATTTGATGGCTCACGGAAGAGTCGTTGATCTTGGGGTCAAGCAAATGAAACAATTGCCTTTTTTAGTCCCTCATATACTGCCGTTACAAGTATCACCTTTATGATTAAGGGGATAAGGAACGGGAAGAAGCCAATAGAGAAGGCTTTTAAAATTGAGGCATGCATGAATAGCTGAATCCAAAGCGTTCCAAGGAACAGTTGAGCAATCGCCCCAATCGCGTTCATAAGAAACACAGCAAATGCCGATTTATCAGTTACTTTTAACAGTAGCGAGGTTATGAGTGCATAAACTAGAAAGGCCCATATATAACCACCAGTTGGTCCTGCTAATACAGGTGCTCCGCCGGAAAGACCGGCAAAGACGGGTAAACCAATGGCGCCTAGAATGATATATGCCGATACGACTAAAACTGAATAGCCCGGGGACAACACGGTAGCGATGATACCTACCGCCAATGTTTGGAGCGTGATTGGAACGATGGGAAGCGGAATGGTTAGCTGTGAGCAAACGATCAACACTGCTAACATCAATGCTGAGAGACTCAAATTATGTACTTTATTAGTTGTCAAAACATCCTCCTAATTGTAATGTTCTTGATTGGTTCAATGAAATTCGTTCTATTTCTGATACTCTGATACAGTGTAAGAATGTTCTGAGGACAATTGCCCTCAAGTTTAAGCTGCTACGTTTTTATACCCAATAAAGGCCCCAAGTAGGGGCCTCGATTATTACTTGTTTGCTTGTTTACGTAGTACAATAAAGTGCCAAACGAAGAAACCGACACCAATGATGAATGAAACCCAACCCCAGATTTGCAAGTCTGAATATACGTGCGCGTTGCTGATCGCAAATAACCACGAAATGATCATCAAGACAAGACCGGCAATGTCACCGCCTAGCTTTTCTGATTTGCGGGTAACAATATAAATAATTCCCGAAGCGATGAACAGGATTGCTACCACAAAGCCAGCACTTCCACCTACGTCCTTTGACTTATCAATAGCATTACCAACACCCACGGCGCATGACTGCAGCAAAATAAACAAGGATAATACGATTTGCAAAATCCCAACAACTAATTTCGTTGTTTTCAATATATGATGCCTCCAAAATATTCAGCTTTTATAGTCTTCAGTATTTGGACTGATCTTATTTAACAGTTGGCAAATCGTTTCGCTGCCAATATTTCGTGGCAAAGGCGGGAACATTTCCATCCGAAAAGCCTTTCAAATTCAATTCGTTTAGTTTTGATCCTTCTAGGTCAGCAGTCATTTCCTTTGTACTGTGAGTATTACCACCGGTGTCCTCAGTGGGGTATTTGACCATAACGGATATGTTCGAAAAGTCATTTCCTTTTGATTTCTTGAAAGCCTTCCAAACAGACGCAATATCGGTATGCATCGCTTGAACTGCAGCCTTGTCGTCCCAATCGCTGTCCTCCTTCACAGTAACCAGAACCGTCTTTGACTTTGGATCAGCATAAACGCCCCCGACTTCCGTAACCTTCAAATCGGGTTCATAATGTTTCAGCATCGCCTTTACCGATTTGTCACTGTTCAATTTATATATTTTTGTAGACGGAGAAGCTGATTCTTTTTTGAACTCGTTGACACAACTGGAAATGCCGGCGACCAGTAGAACAATGACGACAAAAACTGTCCAAAACTTCCAACTTTTCCAAAAAGGATTTTTAATCTTTCGATGCGATCTTCTAGTTTCGTGCTCCATCTTTAATCCTCCAAAAAATCTAGCTTTGATCGTCTCCCGTATCTGGACTGATTTTTTCATTTCCTTCAACCGAAATATAGGCTTTCAAAAGTCACTTTTTTGTCAGATCTGAATACGTGATAAGCCAAGAACCCAATGCACTTTTAGCTTTTTTTACTTTAGCAGTTAAGATTTCACCCTTCTCAACCGAAATTCTGGGATTCTCACTACTAATAAAGTTAAGATGTTTCCCAGCCCAAATCGTATGGCCAAGTTCTCCATTTGGAATGACCTTTTCCGCTTTGAATTCAATCGTCTTACCATCGATATTCTTTCCCGAGTTAAGAGCTGCTTCGGCTGTGTTTGCAGTGTAGTCAGCTTTTTTGGCTGCATTACTTCCACAGGCAATCAATAAAATTGCCATCAACATAGTCATTATAAAAGCTATCGATTTCTTCCCCATAAACGTAACCCTCCCAAAACATTCAGCTTTTAGAGTCGTCAGTATTTGGACTAACTTAATAGAAGGAAAGGCTAAAAATCCGCCCATTCATTTTTTTGTGATTCAGCGACATCGACCTGACTATCACTATTCGAAACAGGCGATTGAGATTCATACTGTTCTTTATTCGTAACCTCTGGAACAACTTGATCATGCAGAAAATCGATTAATGTATCACGGTTCCAAGTGTCTACTCCGGCCTCTTGTGCCAATGCTATAGCGCTAGGAGTGAAGTAGTTATTTGTTATGACAACTGCTTTATCAATTTTATAATATTCTTTTCCTGATATTGCTTCTTGAAGCGCTTTGTTACCAACGGGTGAAGAATAATGCTTGCACTGGAATCCATATGACGTTTTCCCCATCTTGGCTAGAATGTCAATACCTTGATCTCCAGAAGAAACAGTCACATTAACCTCTTCAAATCCAAGACTTTCCAGCATTCTTCCACAATATTTTTCAAATTCACGGCCATTCAGCTTGTCGATTCTCTTTATTCCCTTATTAACAATGATGCTAATAGCATCTTTATTTGTTCTTATCAGGTCTTGCTGCTCGTTTTTAAGTTCTTTGATCTTTTCCTCTAAATTCGATATTTCGTCATTAAGATCTTCTTTACTAGCTTTTGGCTTGACGGGCCGAAAAGCAGGCGGTGGAGTTGTGTATACAAAATCGTCTGACGTTTCTTTTTGTTTTGCTTTTCTGCGCTTAACTAACCAAATAGTAAGGACAGCAAGTACCAGCGATATTGGAATTGCCAGATACCAGTAATAGATAAATAGAAACACAATCAGTACAATTCCCAGGCAACCTAATAAATCATCCAAAAGACCACCGCCTCATCAAATACATTCACTTGTTGCGTATAAAAACTTCCCGATAATTTTGAAATCTTGAATCCCGTTTTTGGGAAATACATATGGCTTGAAAGATGGGTCCCATGATGAAGGCTCAAACATAACCGCAAGTGACGTTTCCCTAAATCGTTTGATTGTGGCACTTTCTGAATCGATCATCACGGCAACTATATCACCGCTTTCTGGTTCTAGATCTTTTGAGAAGACCGCCGTATATCCGTTGGGAATTTCTCGATTCATGGATTCGCCGTTCACTTGAAGAGCGAATAAGTTCTTTGCCCCGTATCTCTTAGCAAAGCTCTTGGTAACGTATATTTGACCAATGATATCTTGTTCAGCCCACTTGGCAACGCCGGCTTGGATTTCTCCATAAACCATAACCGGCTGGTCAGCCAATTTGCTTGATACAGGGATTGCATTAATAGGTAAGCTGTCATCAATTCCAAGGATATAATCAGTGGTTGTTCCAAAAAGATTGGCTAGTTTTTTAACGTCTTCGCTGCTTACTGCGCGCTTATCGTTTTCCCACATAGTTATGGTGCTTTGGCTTACAGACATTTTGTCAGCCAGCATAGGTTGAGTCCATGATCTCTTTTTTCTAAGATCGGCAATGCGCTTGCCAGTAGTCATAGTGCGTCGCCTCCTAACTTGATTTTAGGTATTACCAATAGTGTGTGCAAATTATTTTAAGTAATACCACTAAAAGTGTTGCATATTACGAAGAGTGTGGTACTCTATGTTTACAGAAAGGACGAACCAAAATGAGTCTAAAAGATGAACGAAAGAAAAAGAAACTTAGCCAAATTGAACTTGCCCATGCTGTAGGACTTTCTCAATCAATGATTCAGCAAATGGAGTCAGGAGAAAAACACGGTTCTGTTTCAACTAATATTAAGATTGCAAATTATCTCGGCGTCAGCATGGAAGCCATTTTGTCTGGATTTGAAAACACGGATAGTAATAAACACAATCCCGCCCAGCGAGAGGAGGTAGTCAAATGAACGAGAAAGATCCTAAGCCTTTGCAAGATTATACGAGGATTATCGTTGAAACAGACGAAAAGCACCCAAAAACCATAGCAATAGTCACGGCAGATGACTTTGAGCTTGCTGATGGTTTTCGGGTGCGAATGACACCTAATTATAAGAATTAGTCTTTGTCAATTGGTGGATGAGGATCGTTGCCAAAACTGTTTTTCAAGTTAATCTGGCCATTTTGTTTTTGGCTTATAACTTCAGAATTCTGGTTTTTGGCAATCTCGGTCGCAAACTTCAAAGCATCTGATTTCTTATCAAATATCTTTGTTGGTTTCGAGTTTCCTTCTCCATGAACAGACCATCTACCGTCCTTTGGAGAAATCCATTGGTTTCTACCCATTTTATTCGCCTCCCTTCGATGCAATTATCGCACTCGGAGAGAGGCAATCACACAATATTCAGTTTTCAAGTTAAGAAGGTGAGCCGGTGTTATTTGTTTCTGTTATGTCTGGGATCCTCAGTGTGTTGTGTGCGTTGCTCGTGAATACGTCTGCGAATTGCACTGAGCGAACTTCTTGGAATGATGATAACAAAAAGAGTAAAGATACTTATCAACGAGCTGAGCGCTGCAAATTGCGTAACGTTAAATGCTTGCAAAGAGAAGACAGCAATACCGATAACAATACTTATCCTCGTACTCAGACCCATTACTGCGTTTACAGTATCGGCGATACTCTGGTTGCGTGTCCAGAGTCTATAAATACCAAGCACCCCATTGGAAATAGACAATAAAAACGCACCAGTCAAGAATCCAATTTTTAAAGCAATTTCAAGATGCTTTGGCTTTATTAATATTTGGTCAAGAATGCTTGCACGAAAACTCGGAAATAACGAAATCACACCAAGCAAAATTAGAACACACAATGGAATTTGCACAGCATATAAGACCGTAGCTTTTAAACGAGAGCGTCTTGCTCTTTTCAGTGCTACCTGTGCATCACTAATAATGCTGTCAATGTTTTCGTCCATGGCTTGCATTAGTTCAGGTTTTGATGACATTAGTAATCGGTAGTTTTCCGATTCTTTTTCATGTTTGTAGTTATCCACAAGACCAGTCGTGTTTTTCAATAGTAGACGAATTTCAGTGTCTTGGCGATCTGCATTTTGGATCGTGCTAATTTGCTTATCTACTTCTTCTGTGAGTGCCTTTATCCTTTTTAAAGATTCATCCGCATGCACTTTCGTCATTTCTCCACCTCGTTGTACGGCGGGAAGTCGAAGAAGTCGCGGACGGAGATTCCGAGGCCAGAACAAAGCGCAGGCAGAAGCTCAATTGGGAAACGGGTGACATTTTCTTCTGTCATTAAATCGATTATTGGCAAAGGGTCAACACTTGCCAAAGTACAGAAAGAGCTAACACTTTGTCCTCTTTGCTCAATAAGCGTGACAAATCTGTACAAGATAAGCCTTGAAGTCGGATCAATCGGATCAATCCTGAAGTTTTTCTCCATGGCTAATACTGATTCACTCTTTTCCATTTAAAAGAATCCTCCTCACTCGTTCTCGTTCCTCGGGAGTTAAGGCATTTCCCAGTTCTTCCCACTTAGAACGCTGCTTAGCAGCAGATGAGCCGTCTGGGCGTTGATTGTACGGAGGAAAGTCCAGAAATTCTATGAGAGACATGCCAAGGCCAGACGCGACTTTTGCCAAGGTGTTTACGCCAGGATTGGCTGACCGCGTGCTGATAATCGCGCTCAGAGAAGACTGAGAAATTCCGGCGATTTGTGCCAGTCGGTTGGCGGTTAGATTCTTGTTTTCCAGTAGTTGTTCAATATGACGGCTCAGAAGGCTTTCAGGGCTATCCATGATCTCACTCCTAACGATATATGACTAAGGAGATTGTACCTAGTTAACGAAATATTTTGGAAATATAGCACGATATGCTTGCATATTAGTAATATAGTGCTAATATATAGCTACTAGTTAACAACATATTACTAACCGAAAGAAGGCAATTATGAAAGCAAGTGAACTGGTTCTCCTATACCGAAAACGCTCGCACATGTCCCAGACTGAGCTGTCGAATCTCAGCGGTGTTGCTCAAACAACTATTAGTGCAATCGAGCGTGGCGTTGACCCAACTTGGGACAACATGAAGAAGTTGGCGTTGGCGCTGAACATTACAGTTGAGGACTTGATGGGGACGGAGGTGAAGAACTGATGGAAGCAACAAAGGAAGAACTTAAGGCGGCATTCAAAGATCTCCTTTCTGATAGTGACTTTCGCCGTGAGATACGTTCCGAAATTTCTCCAGTCGGCGGTCTTAATCCAGAAGCAAAATCTTTCAAGGCAGAAGTCAAAGACAAGTTGCAAAAAAAGTATGAACAGCGTTTCGGGAAGGAAGCATATGGCAGCTACAAACTGGTAGAAGCTTTCAATACATTGCTTAGGTATCATTTTGATCTTCGGAACGTCTCATCATTATCTGACGATCAGGTGGCACAAGCACGTGAATTGTTCGATGAATACACACAGCTACTTGATTTAAGGAGGTGATCCACATGGATCGCAAGGACATGATTAAGGATCTGACTACTGATCATCCAGAACACACCGCATCTTATTGGGCAGCATTCGATGATGATACCTTGATGCAAATCATTGAACTAGATCATCAGGAGGTTCAACGAAACGTCTCGGATCAACTTGCTATGGGTTAATCATAGCCCTCTCTAGCATGAATCAATATTCACCAATATTTCATCTTTTAAAGGAAGTGGAACGTATGAAAGCAACAATTAGTAGCCCTTTGAATAGGTTCGCTACTAGAACCAACACGCCACAGAAGGTGATCGCTTATGCAGCAAAATTAGGGCGTTCAACGATCAACAACTATTTTCATGGAACTCCCATTAGAGCAAATGAGGCTACTGACATTGCCAATTCGATGAATGACAGCGAACTAAGCTATGAAATGGCTAACTTGTTTCTAGGAATCCCTAAGCTGTTTAGTGGTGACGGAATATACCACGATTTACGCGGGCTTTTATTCACCGATAAACGAGAAGAAGACGAGGAGAAAGCTTCTTTCATCAAGCACGACATTGAGGGCCTTGCTAATGACCCCAACTTTACACGCGATGACGCTAAAAACTTGAAAGCATACGCATTCGAAAAATTGGATAGCACAGTCGCAGATCTAACCGAGCTGAATGCCATTTGTGAAATGCTAGGCATCTCAATTATGGATCTTTTCAGCGAAAGGCTCCCACATTATCAGAAACTTCATTATATGAGGAAGGATGAGCAGGCATGGAACAAGGATTCACACTGATCGATCCCACTAAGCCGCAAAGGACACGCAAGCCATTTAAACCGAAAATTTATTGGACGCCAAAAGATGTCATGGCACACTATCAGGTTTCTGCTGCAACAGTGAGCCGTTGGAAGAAGCGTGGCGCTCCATTCGTTGGGCCAGGTAAAACACAGCGAGTTGAGCCTGAGAAGATGGAGCGTTGGTTTGCACGACAATAGGAGGCCTAACAAATGTTAGAAGCAATCATGTTGGTGCTGTTCGACCCATCATCAGCCTTTTGGAAATATCTTCTTGTAACTCTAGCCGGCATCATGATCGGTGCCACAGCAGTAGGAGGCTGGAAACAATGGACACGTTAGGAGGAAGAACTATGCGTGATACGAAGGCATATTGGCAAGACATTCATGATCAAGCCGAGAACGTGATTTACAAGAGCCACGGAGATAGCGGTTGGCTTTGGATGTTCGAACTTAGTCAACGGATGCTCAACAAATGCGCACAAAAAAATCCCGTAGCGGCAACTACGGGAAATGTAGAACTGAGCACATTCAACTATATCTCAAGTTTATCACGGAAGGCGGTCGATGACCATGCTTGATTACAACACAGCGGTTCTGAACGAGTATCAACGACGAGAAGCGCTTGAAGATAAAGCCATTGCTGATTGGGAATCCCATCACGGTGCCGTCTTGCCCAAAGATATGGATATCGAGCAAGCGGAGGAGTTCTTGTCAATGGCTGATGACTGGAATGTTGATCGTGCAAAGCCTTGGTTTTACCAGTCCCGTTATGCCTGTCCACTTGATGGCGCATTCAATAAAGGACAAGAGCTTTCCTATTTGAGCGATCAAGTTGCAGAGCACGGCGTTGGCTGGTTCTATCATCGAGTTCTGCGCGATCCATCTGATTGCTTTAGCGACCAAGCAATTTTCAACACACTTTTCGGAAAAGAAGATCCAATTTCAATCCTCGAATTTCTAAAGCAACGAGGATTTAAGGAATGGAAATAGGAGGATCAGCACATGACTACACAATATGAATTAGCGAAAACGCCAGTTAAGAAACTGATTGAGGACCAAACTATTCGAAACAAGTTTGCAGCGGTCTTGGATAAACGAGCACCACAGTTTCTGTCGTCAATTGCTAGCGCTGTTAGTGTCAACCCAAGCTTATCTAAGGTTGACCAGATGAGCGTTATCAATTCGGCGATGGTAGCGGCAACGCTCGATCTTCCGGTTAATCCGAGCTTGGGTTTTGTCTACATCGTTCCATACAAGAACCAGGCGCAGCCACAGATTGGTTATAAAGGCTATATCCAATTAGCTCAACGATCAGGACGNTATCAGCGCCTGACTGCTTTACCAATTTATGAAGATGAGTTCAAGAGCTGGAACCCANTAACNGAGGAACTTGAGTACACGCCGAACTTCCACGATCGCNAAGCAAGCGAAAAACCGGTTGGCTATGCCGCATCGTTCAAACTGACTAACGGTTTTGAAAAGATGGTCTATTGGACATATCAGCAAGTCGATGATCATCGCAAGCGTTTCAGCAAATCTGATGGTGGCACGGCGCCCAAGGGCGTTTGGAAAGACAACTACGAGGCCATGGCCCTGAAGACGGTAATCAAATCGCTGCTGACTAAGTGGGGCCCAATGACAACCGACATGCAGAGTGCCGTTACCGCTGATGAGAAACCAGTTGAAGTAGATACAGAAATCAAGGATGTCACTCCGGAAGACGACCCCAATTCGATTGAAAGTGTACTTAATGCTCCCACTGAACCCGCTACAAAATCGGAGGTGAAGCCAGATGCTCTTAAGCCAGACATTACCCACGACCCAAATGCAGGAAAACAACCAGAAATCTTTGACGGTCAATAAGGATAATTACTACTCACTGGATACCAGTCTCAAATATCAGTCTGCTACCTGGTTTAAGAAGTTTCTGACATGCGAAGCAGAAGCGATGGCCGAATTGCAAGGTAAATGGACACCAAGAGGTGATCCGACTGCCTTGCTGGTTGGAAACTATCTACACAGCTATTTTGAATCCAAGCAAGCTCATGAGTCTTTTATCAAAGGACACCCAGAGATGTTCTCAACTCGTGGATCATCAAAAGGACAACTGAAAGCTCCGTATAAACAAGCTGATGCCATGATTAAAACGCTTGAGTCCGATGAAGCGATTATGAAGCTGTATCAGGGCAATAAAGAAGAAATCCTGACAGGAGATATTTTCGGTGTTGAGTGGATGGGTAAACTGGACTGCTTCGATTCCACAAAATCGTTCTTCTGCGATCTTAAAACGACTCAGTCGCTTCGCAAGAAATATTGGAAACCGGGAGAACGTCAACCAACCAGTTTCNTTGATGCCTATAACTATCAGCTTCAGATGGCGGTTTATCAGGAACTGATTTATCAAAATTACGGAACGCGACCACGAGCATTTATTATTGCGGTCACAAAAGAAGACGTACCTGATCATGAGCCTATCGAGGTTCCGCAGTATCGAATGGAAGAAGCGATGGAAGAGATCCATGACAGCACCGAACGCATTGAGGCGGTTAAATCCGGTCAGGTGCGTCCTCATCGCTGTGAGGCCTGTGATTACTGCAAGGCAACTAAACGAGTCGCCACAATTATCAGCATGGATGAGCTAGTCGAGTAGGAGGTGACTCACCGCATGGATTTATTCAAGCTAATTCGAGAGTTCTACATTCAGCAAAACGTTAATCCGCTAAGCACAGGACAGATAGCATTATGGCATGGGCTGGTTTACCAATGTAATCAGCTAGGCTGGCCAAGCGAATTCAATATGCCGAATCGAACACTTGAAACGTTGACTGGTTTAAGCCGTCAGGGCATCGTCAAAGCCCGTAACGCGCTAAAACAGTCAGGGCTGATAGATTTTCAAACTAACGGTGTTAAGGCAACGACCTACTCAGTAATCGATATTTCACGAAAACTTAGTACGTCAGATAGTAGGCAACCTGGTAGTCAAGCTGATGACAGTGTGTCAAATAGTAGGCAACACAGTAGGCAACCTAGTAGGCAACACAGTTTACAAGGTAGTTTACAACCTAGTAGGCAACACAGTAGCACATACACTAAACAAGACGAGACTAAACTAGACAAAACTAAACGACAACAGACTACTGCTCCAGTAAAGGCAGCAGAGAGGCATGTTGAAGAATCATCGTCGTCATCATCAATTTTTGATATTTGCAATTTCTGGGAAGGCAACGGGTTTGGACAACTATCACCGTTCACCAGAGAAAGCCTTGTTGATTGGGTTGATGACATGCGAAAAGCAGGATCACCTGAACCTGAAAAGCTAGTCCTAAATGCGCTACGGACTGCAGTTGAAAGCAATGTCAGAAACTACAAGTACGTCAATGGCATCTTAAAAAACTGGGAAAGCAAGCGTCTTCTCACGGTTACTGCTGTCGAAGCAAACGATAGTGAACGCAAAACGAATCAACCTGAGCGGCGTTACGGCAAGCCAGAGCGCGTTGATAAAGAACCTGATTGGTTAAAGCCTGGATATCAGGAACCAAAGCATGAAGTGACGCCCGAACAACGTGCCAAGCTGGCTGAACAACTTGAACAGCTTAATAAACTCGGCGAAAAGAATTAGGAGGGAAGCATATTGCTAAACAGTGTCTCACTAACAGGCCGGCTGACAAGAGATGTTGACGTGCGCTACACACAAAGCGGCACGGCTGTCGGATCGTTCACACTGGCTGTTGACCGCAAATTCAAGAGCAAAAACGGAGAACGAGAAACTGATTTCGTAAATTGCCAGATCTGGCGCAAGTCGGCTGAGAACTTTGCAAACTTCACCAAAAAAGGCTCCTTGGTTGGTGTGGAAGGCCGTATTCAAACGCGTACGTACGATAACGCGCAAGGGCAGAAAGTATTCGTGACCGAGGTAATCGTTGATAATTTTGCTTTGCTTGAGTCACGACAGACGTCTCAGAACAGCCCTAAATCACAGCAAACAGCCAATGCATCAGCAACAGCGACCACAAACGCGAGTCAAACGACTCCAAATGCTTCGCGAGCGAATGCCACGGATCCGTTTGCCAATAATGGCAAGCCGCTCGATATTTCCGATGATGATTTGCCATTTTAAGCAGGAGGCAAAAACATGACACAAGTAACAGCACGTTTTTACAAGCAAGGAGACAAAGTGTGGCGCGATTTCAAAGCTGAATTGATCAAACGCTACGAAAATTCAGCAATGCTAGACATCTCAAAAAGTGAAGTATTCTCAAAAATCGAGAAGCAAGAGTTCAACAACCGGATCGTTGTATCAAAGAAAGCGATTGTCGAGAAACGTTCGGTAACCGGTATTGATAATCGAGACATGCCGTCAGTGGCACTGATCAGCAGCATCAAGGCTATAAACAAACGCGGGGAAGCTAACCGTAAGAAGTATGCAGTACAAGTTGCTGAGGCGGCAAGCAAAAGCAAAACACTAACAGAGGTTGCAAAACGTGTTGGAAAGTCACGGCCGTTCATACAGGCGGTTGCTAATGAATTCCAGATCAAGTTGCCAAGTCGTAACAACGGCCATGAAGAGATAGTGAGTCGTTAGCCATGGTTGTTCGCAAGAAACGCAAAGGCAAATACAATGCGCAGCCAGTCGTAATTGATGGCATTCGATTTGCAAGCAAAGCAGAGGGTGCTTACTATCGGCTGATTCGCAACAGGCCACAGAAGATAACGATTCAGGAATCGTTTGAGATTTTGTCGGCATTCATGATCAATGGAAAACGCTATTCAGCACGCATATATACACCGGACTACTGCTTCTATGACGGTGACGAATTGACAAAAGTTGTTGACGTTAAAGGCGGAGACGCGACTTTGACCACCGATGCTAGGCTTCGAATGTTGCTGTTCATGATCAGGTACAAGATACCGATCACGATCGCTAGATATGACTATCACACAGGACTATTCACGGAAGAACAACTTTAGGAGGCCAATTAATGAAAACAGGAGACGACACATTCGATGACATCTACGTCAGTAAAGAGACTGGCAAGGTTGTAGGAGTAATGCTTGATGGACGCGACTACAAGCTTGTGCCATTAAATAAATGCGATATCCCAATGGGACAATTGGCCGATCATATTAATAACTCTATATATCGAAAAGAGGAAGAAAAATGAAACTAGTTAAAGGCGACATCATCAGGAACCAATGGGTTAGCGATCCAAAATGGCGAGACTTCATTTTCATTCGGCACGGTAAGAGGTTTGTTCATACTTTGGAGCTTCATGAAGGGCTATTTTCGGAAGCCTTGTACGACAAAGAAAACGTAGACGAGCATTTCACTAAAGTAGGCCATTCAGTTGGGTTCGACACCATGCTGCGAGAAGTTTCTGGCGAGAAGGCGGAGAAATGAAACGAGAGATTAAGTTCAGAGCACACAGTAACCGCGAACATTCTGGAATTGATTTCTGGGAACTCATTCGACCTCCTGAAAGCAAATAAAAAAGCGCGTCTGATGAGGGACGCGCTGGAGGCCATAATGCATAGTGTAAGTATATGAAATCATTCTAAAAGGAGTTGGCCTCCATATGCAGTATACCAAAAAACGCGTTACCTAGGCAACGCGTGGGAGGTGCCCGAAGCAGATTTGTTCCCCCAACTATAAGGTTAAAGCACACATAAGAAAGCGCCTCCAAAAAGTAGTATAGCAAAAGTCGCCCTGAATTAACAGGACGACTCAGTCTATCAACCCGAATTATTTGAATAGCAAGTATATCACAAAAAACAAAAGCGCACCACGAAGGCACGCCTGACAATTAATTATCAGCAAATTAATTATACCATAAGGGGTGGCGCTTGTGATGGAGCTTTTATCAATTAGCGATGAAAAGGATCGGGAAGCAGTCGAAGATATCCTGAATAAATACCGAGCAGAGCGCGGATTCATAAAAGCGCCAGTCAATCCNAAGATCACCAGTGCATGGGGAGACGGNACTTCTGCCAGCACTGTTCANCGTCCGCTGTATGCACAGCAGCGTTTGGAGAGACAAGCATCAGCACGTAAGTTCTGCGACTGGTGCGACAATTGCATTGCNTCGATGCCGAAACAATCACATCANCGTTTATTAAGGGTGCGCTATTGCGANGGGCCCGAAACAGACACGCCAGACGGTGATGCAATGAATATTCTCGATATATCTTCAGCAACCTACACACGCAGAAAGAAAAATGCGTTGTTAGCAGCGGCCTGGTACTTTGGCGTCACACCCAGAAAAAGTAGTGAGCAATAAATGATCGATGAATGAGGACTATTTGAGGACTAATTGATTGATAAATGAGTGGCGAACTAAAAACGGAAACCCTTATGATGGTATTGTGCCAAAGGTGAGAAACCTGAGAAATCTGAGACACCGCATTTTTCCTCCGAGCCTCAGTGATGATAAAGCTGTGGCAAGGCATGACAATGAGGACTGGCTGAGATAGCCAGGTGGGTTCGATTCCCACATGCCACATTGTCCAGTTTAGCGACCGGACACAGCTTGCGATGACCCCATCTGACACTGGGAGAGCGAGCAGCAGACATATGAAGCACAGATATCACCTCAATGTAGTATTCCAGTTCATGCTGGAGTACTATTTTTTGAGGTGATAATCATGAAATACTTGTTTAATAGTCGAGGAGAACATATAGCAAATTTTGTTAATAGACAACTACACTCAAATACTGGTAACAACATTGGCCATTTCTTGTCAGAAGAAAAGATTTTTATAGATATGAACGGTAGATATTTGGGTGAAATTACGCAAGAAAATCGTCTCATGTATAATCAACTAACGCCGTGGATGTAAGCTGATTCCTGAGACAACTTTTAAGAGAGGGTATAATGAATAAATCNTCTCTCAAAAGGAAGGAATTTTTACATGCCAACTCNTTACGACAAAGAATTCAAACAAAACATTATCCCCAGTTTACAATTCAAGTGCAACACCCTGACGACTAGACCATAAAGGCCATGAAGACCTATTCTTGTTAGTGCTAGCTAAACAAGAAAGCAGGAATCTTCATGACCCACTCTCAGACTAACACCCACAAGCATTACCAACAACTCAGTTTTAGCGACCGTGCTACAATTCAGGCCCTTCAGGCTGCTGGTGACACCGCGACCGTGATTGCACAGAAGCTTCATCGCAGTAAAGCGACAATCTCACGAGAAATC